ACACTAAAGTTATCAATTGGAAATAAACAATTTAAAAATATTGGGAGGAGAGTATGACTCCTAATAAGAAGGGCGCGGGGAGACCATCAGGAAGCCCCAACAAGGCAACATCAGACGCTAGGATAGCCATAGCTTCATTTGTGGATGGAAACGCTTATAGGCTCTCTGGATGGCTTGATCAAGTAGCCAATGGAGTGCGTAAGAAGGATGAGAACGGTGAGCCCACTGATGAGTATGTCATCCCACCGAACCCAGCGAAGGCGTTTGACCTGTTCCAAAGCGTAGTGGAGTATCACATCCCCAAACTGGCAAGGACTGAAGTAACTGGATCGGATACAGCACCAGTGATCATTGAGCACAACATCAATGTGTTTGGTCAGTTGTTGGAGAACATCAGAGCATCGCGTCAGAGCCAATGAGTGAAGTCATTGATGATGTCCTACTGGATCCCAAGACTCAGGAAGAGTTCTATAAGCTATCAGTAGTCGATCAGACAGTATTCTTATGGCAGTACCAGTGGCTGAAGGAGAAGGCGCATAAGCATCAGATTGAGCCATCAGGGGATTGGTGGAGTATTTGGCTGATGCTCGCTGGTCGTGGGGCAGGCAAGACGAGAGCCGCCGCTGAATGTTTGGCATGGTGGGCATGGAGTCAACCCAAGACCAGATGGTTGGTATCAGCCCCCACGTCCAGTGACCTAAAAGGAACCTGCTTTGAAGGCGACAGTGGGCTCATGACCATCATCCCCCCAATGCTGATTGAGAAGTACAACTCCAGTCTCCATGAGATACACCTGACGAATGGATCATTCATCAAGGGGATCGCTGCCTCGGAGCCTGAGCGCTTCCGTGGCCCTCAGTTCCATGGCGGATGGTGTGATGAGTTGGCAGCGTGGGAGTACATCCAAGAGGCGTGGGACATGATGCAGTTCGGTCTGCGTCTGGGTAAGAAAACCAAGCTCATTTGCACCACAACTCCAAAGCCCAAAGATTTGATCCTTGATCTGGTAGGGCGTGAGGGGGATGACGTGGCCATCACACGGGCATCGACCTATTCGAACATCAAGAATCTGGCGGAAAACTTCCAGAAGCAGATTCTCCAGTATGAATCCACCAAGCTCGGACGCCAAGAGATCTATGCTGAACTGATTGATCCAGAGGCGGATGGTATCGTCAAGAGGGATTGGTTCAGGCTATGGCCAGATGGGAAGCCCTTCCCCAAGCTTGAGTATGTCATCCAATCCTATGACTGCGCCACATCAGACAAGACATACAACGATCCTACAGGATCAATCACGCTAGGCGTGTTCAAGCCATTGGATGGAGGTATGTGCGTTATGGTGCTCGACTGTTGGCAAGAACACCTACAGTATCCTGACCTCCGCCCCAAAGTCCTTGAGGAGTTCGAGGTGGCATATGGAGAAGGAAGGGAGAAGAAGCTCGTAGACGTGGTTCTGGTGGAGGACAAATCCGCTGGCATATCCTTGATCCAAGACTTACAGAGGGCACACATTCCTGTCATCGCTTACAACCCTGGGCGAGCCGACAAGATACAACGGCTATCCATTGTGGCAAACATCATCAAAGCAGGTCGAGTGTGGGTGCCTGAGTCATCCGTCCGCAAAGGCTATGTTAAGGACTGGGCTGAGGGCATGGTGAGTCAGATCTGCTCCTTCCCTGAGACGGCTCACGATGAGTTTGTGGACTGCATCAGCCAAGGGCTCAGGTATCTAAGGGACGCAGGGTGGATCAGCATTGACATGCCACGCAGAGATCCATTTGAGGACAGCGACATCTTGGACGCAGACGAGTTCAACAACAGAAGCCGAGCCAACCCATATGCACAGTAAGGTGGCAACAACTCCACGTGGCAACAACTCCACTGGGGTTGAACCAAACATAGATCAAGGGCATAATCTGAACATGGCTAAAAAACCTACACTAGACGAGATGCGCCTTGCGTTAAGTAAGGTTAATCGACCATCTCAGCAAACAAATCTAGACATGGCTCGTGAAGAGGCAGAGCGTATTGGGCAACATCATGATCCACACACCAGATCATTGCAACAAGGATATGAGCATGATTGGTATCACGGTAGCACTGGAGACATAAAGTCATTCAATCCAGAAACTCGTGGAGAATCAACAGGAGCAGCAAGCGCTAAGAAAGGATATTTCTTTGCTCGTGATCCAAGCACACCACCGCCTGAAATGCTTGAACATGATCCTGAAAGCGTGGAGTTCATAAAAAAACTTGGTAAACCAATCCCTCCAAAAAAAACCATGAAAGGACATGGTGCAGAGACTGCAAGCAGTTATGCAGGCACAGGTGGCTCTAGGGAATACAAAGAAGCTATGCGGATGGCTAAGGCCGCGGAACAAGTTGGCAATTGGGATGAGTACGAAAAGTACATGCAAATTGCTGAAGATGCCGTAGTCAATGATATGAACTATCGTCAACAACTTGTAGCTAAACATGGCGATGCTCGTGACATGATGTACGAACACATAAAAAATGCATGGTATGGGCCACATAATGCAGAAATGTTTAAAGGCATGTCACAACCTGAATATGAGGCTCATGACAAGCGATATAAAGAATTGATGCCATATGGATGGCACATTCATTATCAAAAACCTCATTACGATGAATTAAAAAAAGAACTACAAAAATTTGGTAAACACAAACAGATTGAATCGGCAATCAAAGCAATCAATCATTACCAATCTATTCATAATGAACGCAAAGCATCTGAAGTTGAATTAGGTGCCAATGTTATGCCTGTGGCATTGAGATACAAAAATCCAATGTACCATGACTTTAAAGGTAGCTCATATCGTGATCAGACATATTCTGATTTGATGGATGAGGCTCGTCGTAAAGGTCATGATGCATTGATTTTAAAAAACACATTTGACCCTGGTGGAACTGGCACACCTAAAATGGTTGATGTTGGCGTCATGTTTCATCCGAATCAAATAAGAAGCAAGTTCGCTGCGTTTGATCCAACCAGAACAAACGAGTCTGACTTACTCGCTGCCAAGGGAGGCTCTGTGGAACCCAAGAAGACCGTTAAAGCCTACAAGCTGTTCAGGGTGCACGAGAAGCACCCAGGCAAGCTCTTCCCCCTCTTTGTGGACGCCAACACTCCCGTGGAGATGGGTAAGTGGGTGCATGCCAAGATTGGTGAGCAATCAGGCGAGAAGGTCAAGTCAAAGATTGGGCCACTGGCAATGAGACCAGGGTGGCATGCAGGCGACCTACCTGTTGCCACTCACATCGGTGAGAAGTCACACCCCAAGCTCACAGCCCCCGACACAAGACCCCACAACCATGCATGGGCTGAAGTAGAGATGCCCAATGACGTGGACTGGCAAACTGAAGCCAACAAGCGTGGCATGAACAAGAAGGGTGAGTTGATCAGCAAGCACGCACACATTACGGATCAATTGCCTGTCGGTGGTCACTATAGATACAAGACCAATCCCAACATGACTGGCAACTGGCTGATTGGTGGAGCTATGAAGGTCAATAGGATACTGAGCGACGCTGAGGTCAAGAAGATCAATGACCGTCATGGCGTGGCTGACTTGCCAAGGGCTGAGCCCTTTAAGAAGAAAACATTTGGATTTGCCCATGGTGGAGTTGTTGCACCTGAAGCTTGGATAGCTGAAGAGCACGTGCACTATGGAGCGCCAGTCCACATTAAGAAGAGGCTTGATGAGATGAAGGCTGAGTTGCAAGCCAAAGTCGCCCAAAAGAAATCTTACCATCAAGCCATCAGGCACATGCCGTTCGACCAGATCCCAACGCTTGAGGACTGGAAGAAGGGACAACCCACCCACGCACATCACCTTGACGTAGAGGAGCGCCCCTTATGAATGAGTTAGTCGGCAAAGGCAGACCCTTCTATTCAGCCTTGGACATGGGGGCTAAGGCTCTTAAGCGTAAGGTAGGAACTGGCGCTGAGTTCCTCAAGGAGTTGATGGCGTTGCCTGGCGTCAAGCCCACTGAGCTTAAAGAGCGTGGACTAGAAGAATTGATGAGTGCGCCCAAGATGACGCATGAGCAGTTCCTTGGTCAACTGGCAAGAAAACCAGCGCCCAAGATCAATGAGAAGGTACTGACTGAAGGTGGCAACGACGAAACAATCCAAGAGTTAATAGACAGAGATGCTAGGGAATACGCTAATCGAGAGATTGGAACTAGCCCAAGGATGCGTGATGATTGGTCAGAAACTTATGATGACTTCGTTGAAAACGCCAATCAGAATAAGTATTTAGAATACCAAAAAGAAGCAGACAAGTTAGTTAGACAAGGATTGGCTGACCCTGCGGTTGCTCACTTTGAATACACATTGCCTGGTGGTGAGAACTACAGAGAGATGTTGATTAAAGACCCACAAGGTGAGTTTGAAGGCGTCCCATCACACTTCCATGGAGAGCCCAACATCATAGCTTCCATGCGACTCAAAGACCGTACAGGCCCTAACGGTGAGAAATTGTTGCACCTTGAAGAGTTGCAGTCTGATTGGCATCAGCAAGGGCGTGAGAAGGGATATGGCCCTAAATATAATCAGATACATAAAGCCTTTTATGTAACACCTGATGGGGAAAAAGTTGATATTATTTATCGTGATTCTAAAGAAGAATTAGATAAATGGCTTGATTATTCTGGATGGAACAAATACCCAGTAAATATTCAATACGAAACTGACAAAATAAAAACTGGTGAAGGTGTTCCTGATGCCCCATTCAAGAAGAACTGGGAAGAGATGGCCATCAAACGGTTGATCCATCACGCTGCTGAGAAGGGCTACCATGGAATTGTCATGACGCCTGGTAAGGAACAAGCTGATCGATATAGCTTGGCCAAACACATTAATGAGTTGCATTTATCTGGAACAAATCTAGTTGCATATGATCCAAATGGCAAAGAAGTAATTAAAAGAACTGGAGTTACGCCAGAAGAATTGCCTTCTTTAGTTGGAAAAGAAACAGCAGAAAAACTTTTAGCTCAACAACCACAGGGCACTTTGCGTTCTTTGACTGGACAAAACCTTGAAGTTGGTGGCGAAGGCATGAAGGGCTTTTACGACAAGAAAGTCCCCAACATATTCAATGCCGTGGGTAAGAAGCATGGCGTCACAATGCAATTGCATGGCCATCCTTTGCACGATATCCCACCTTTGCCCGAAGATCACGAGCCAGAAGATGTATTGAGTCACGCAAAGATGGCGTCCACTCCTCTTCACCACTTTCCCATCACAAAATCATTGCGTGAAGACGTATTAAAGAACGGACTACCTCTATACAAAACAGGTGGAGTTGTCCATAAAGCCGAAGGAGGCAACGTGCAACCATCAGTTGAACAAATGCGCATGGCGCTACAAAACAAGAGTACGTTTCCCAAGTATGGCATTCAGTCTATTGGAGCCAATGAAGCGCCTGACTTGTCTCCCAAGTATTACATCCAACCCAATAGAGATGGCAACTTAGGTGTTGGTGGTGTGGACATGGATAACATAACCCCTGGCATGCAATTGGTAAAGCAAGAAATACCAAACATGAATCCACCCAATAGTCCCAATGCTCCACAAGCCCCACAAAGCCCGTTGGGAGCACCTCCAAGTCCTCAAGGTGGTCAGAGCAATATCCTTAACCTGACACCACAAGGACAAGCATTGGGCGCTATGAGCCCTCCTCAGCCACCACAAGGATTAAAAGAAGGTGGTGATGTCAAACCAAAAAAACTTACGGTTGATCAAATAAAAC